TTTTGGAGGTAGTGTTTTAATGGCTAAATTTGCAGACACAAATTTAGACGATTTTAAAAACGATTATGAAGCTTATTTTGATAAAGCTTTTAATAATTTAATTCAAACTGCTGTAGCAGGACTTTCAACTCCAGAGCATAGCCCTGTCTATACCGGGCTTTTTGCGTCTAGTTGGAAGGCTAGGCAAAACAGACCTATCGAAAGAGATTCAAGAGAAAAAACTGATCGATTTAGGCGAGACAAAGACCCTTGGAAAAATGCTTATAAAACAAAAACTACAAACAGTGCGGGGAAAGAAACTGAATGGGGGCCAATGCCTCAAGGCGGTATGGAACAAATTAAAAGGAGGTTTAAAGTCCCTGATTTTAATTACAAAAAAGGACCTGTCTATATCGGTAATCAAGTTTATTATGCTCAGTATGCTTTAGAGGATGGGCGTCCTTTAGCGTTTATACAAGGAATGAAAAAAATTGTTGACAATGCTTTTCAAGAAAAACTTCGTTTGGGTAGTATTTATGCAGGTGTATCATTCGCTCCACAACAGCAAATGGGTGGTCAGCTTACTGCTGACTATCAGGGTAATCCTATTTTGGAGTGATTTAACTAATGACACTTGTAAATGCCCGAGCTGCTTTTGAAAAAGCCGTAACTGATGCGGTAGTTGCTGCAGACGCCACAGTGTCAATGATTTATGACAACGTTCGATTTACTACGCCAGGTAAAACCAAAAAATATGTCGCGATGAAGATTACGTTCAACCAGTCAACTTTGCAAAACCAAGGCGCTGCCACGGACTATTACAGCGGAGTGATTCAATGCAACGTCTATGTGCCCAAGTCTGCTGGTACGGCAGCACTTGCAGCAGTTAGCGAGTCAGTAATTGACGGTTTAACTTCTGTTAATGCTGCCAACTACACTGACGCTTTTAGTGTTTCTCCAAGAGTTTTAGACGTTACTGGTCCTAGTGCTTTAGAGCTTGAAGACCGTCCCCATTTCCTAGGAATTATCTCTTGCCAATTTACAGCAGTTGTATAGTATATTAGTTAAAACAAGATTGTTTTATGCGAGCCACTGAACTGCTCCGGAACAAATTTGGCATTAGTCAACTTTACAAGCATGAAGTTAAAGATGGCGACGAAGTGGTGCTTGAGGTTTACTGGCATCCGCTAACTATCGCCGAGCGGGAAGCCATCCAAAAAAAAGCAGGATCTGACGATGCCAACGATTTTGCGCTGGGCATGATGATTGAAAAATCTCTTGACGCAGATGGCAACCGTCTGTTTCAGGATGGCGAAAAAGCTCAGCTTAAAAACGCTGTAGACGCCAGCGTATTGCAGGATATTCAACTTGCCATGCTGTCTTCTGGCTCAGAAAACAAGGTGGAGGAAGCGAAAGCTGATTTGAAAAGCTAATAGCAGTTGGTTTTTCATTTTTTTTCTTGCAAAGGAGCTGGGCACTACAGTGGCTCAGCTCTCGTGCCATTTGACACAAGAAGAGCTGGTTGGTTGGGCTGCTTTTTTTGAATTAAAAAGTGAACAGGAAGACAAGGCTAGAGATCGTGTGCAAACCAGTCGAGGAGCGCAAACGATGGGAAGGCGGTAAAGTAAGGCAATAGGTCTTTGGTTTGGGCTTGTGGCTGATTACGGCGTAAATATTGCGGTTGCGGTCAAGAACAGCCAGGCAGTCACGCAGCTTTCTAATAAACTAAAAGACACTGCAGCAAAGATTGAGGATATAAATACTCATTTTAATAGTTTTGCAAACATAACCGGGAACGTCCTTCCTGGTTCCATTGCTAATTTTAATAAAACGCTAAGTGACGCAAAAAAGAATTTAAACGATGTTGCTTTAAATACTCAAAACGCCGCTGATGCTGCAAAAGAATTTTTTGAAGCTCAAAATCAAGCTAATCGTGCATTAAAAGAGCAGCAAAATTTGCTTCGAGCTGCTCGACTCGCAGGCGAAACAGTGTCAGCTACACCGTTTGGCCCACAGCCCGCTGCGGGTTTTACTGCCGAAAAAGGGCGTTCTTTGGCGCAAGGAAGGTTGTTAAGTATTCAAACCCAAAAAGAAGCTGAAGCTGCTACAAAAATATTTCAAGCAAAAAGTAATTTTGCAGATGAAATTCATCGAATTACAATAGACCTAGGTCGCAAAGTTAGAAATGCAGAAATAGACAATATTATAGAAAAATTTAGAATAGAAAATGAGTTTCAAGACGCTATATTTAAGAAAGCAATAGAAATGGATAAAAAAGATGGTCAAAGGTTTATGCAGCAACTTGGTTTTCAAAAAGGTGAAGAATTAAAAGCAATAGCAGAGGTCGATAAAGCAAGAAAAAAAGCAGCAAGTGAAGCAATAAGGCTTACCGGTCAAACCAGCCCGATTGGTGGGGCGGTAGGCATTCCAGGTAGTCCTGCCGCTTTAGCGGCAGTTGCACGCGCTCAAAGAATTAAATCTGCCCAAGGCAGTGCATTAATTGGTGGTGCATTTCCCTTGCTGTTTGGCCAAGGTTTAGGAGCCGCTGCAGGTGGCGCTGCAGGCGGTTTTGGTGGCGGAATGATTGGTGGCGAGTTTGGATTTGGCCTGTCGCTGGTTGGAACTCAAATTGGCACACTTATAGACCAGTTAGCAGCCAAAGCAATTGATTTAGGTAAAGCGTTAAATCCTTTAACAGCTGATACTGAAACAATTATTGCAGCGGTTGGTAAAAGTAATACAGAATTTGCCTCCCTTGTTAAAGAGTTAAATGCAGCAGGAGAGTCAGCTTTTGCTCTTGAGTTAGCAAGTCAGGAGCTAGAAAAAGTTGTTGGAACGGACGGGGTTGAAGCTTTTGAGCTATTTAGTGCTCGAATAGTCGGCCTACAAAACGATGTTGCTGTTTTAACAACAAAAATTGGAGCTTTTGTTGCAGGATTAATTAATACTATGACGGGCGAAACTTTAAATACAAAACAGGTAAGAGAACGTAGCGCAGCAGTTTTTGAAGCACGTCAAAGCAAGGATCCAGAAATTGTTGCAGCAGTTGCGGCTCTTGACGCTCTTGGTCCGGATCCAAAAGCTCGTATAGCACAGCAAGAAAGGATTTTAGATCTTTTGGAAAACGGAACTAAGGCTCAAAAAGAAGCTCTTCGTTTGCGCCAGTTAGATGTCAAACTTGGCAAAGATCAAGCAAGGTTAATTGATCAATCAACCAATCTAACTGCTCTCAATACGGAGTTAATTGCTCTTGGAGAAGAAAAATATACGGCGCGAGGCATAGCGTTGCAGCAAAACATTGCCAGACAAATTAAATCAAATAGTATTGAAAAAGCTTACAAAGATTTTGCAGAAGATAATTTAACTTTGGCAGGACTTCGTGCCACAATACGTGGCGCTGAGGCAGATTTTGCTCGGGAAATTGCAACTATTGATGCAAACGCTGCGCGTCATTCGGCAAAGTCGAGCAAAAAAGCAGATCCAACAATAAACCTTAAAAAACGCCTCGGTATTATTAATTCTCAAATTAAGGCTGAACAAAAAATTATTGGACTCAATGACAAAAGTGCTGCTATTGTTCGTCGCAAACTTGCATTTGAAAAACGTATTGCTCAAATACGTGAAACTGGAAAAGCAGAGCGGCAGAAACTAGCTGATTTGGAAGATATTTCTTTAAGCAAGTCTATTGAGGAAAATGGAATCAAACTTGCAACGCTGCAGTTTGAGCGAGAAATTGCTGTTGCTTTAGAACAGTCAACTAAAGCAAGTGAAAAAACACTTGAACCTGTTCAGAAAAAGTTAAACGCATTAAAGGATCGCAATGCGTTTGAGCGTGAATATGGAGAGCTGATCATGAGCGGCTCAACAACTGCTGCTGCCAAACAAGTTATTGAAGCTAAAAAACAGGTTAAAGAAATTGATGAACTTGTTAAAAAACAAATTTTATCAAATCAAATACAAATTAACATTTTAAGAGTTATTGTTGCTCAAGCTATCGGCACTGATCGTCACGCAGAGGCACAAGAAGCATTAAACGATGCTTTGGAGCGTGAAAAACAGATTAGAGAAAAAGGCGAAAAAGCCAAGGGCGAGGTTAAAGGCAAAAAAACTCCTGCGGAAAACATTGAAGCAGAAATGAAACGCATTCAAGGCGTTCTCAATGATCTTGTTGATCCTTCAAATCAAGTTATTGCAGCTGCTAATGCTATTGGCGATGCGTTTAGCGAGTCCTTTAAGGGGTTAATTACCGGCAGCATGTCTGCTCAAGAAGCGTTGGCCAATCTGTTTCAACGCACTGCAGATCACTTTGCGGACAT